AGAACGGTATTTCTTAAGGATTGCACAAAGTACGGAAATAACGATGCGGAACAACAGGCAAAATCCTACGACACCATGATGATGTATGAAGTTGCTGATTTGGTAGAGGATTTGATAGAAATCGTGAAAGGCGGTGGAATTGATGCTAACACAAAATGATATTGACAAAATAATCGGGAAAAAGAAAGAATACGGAAGATGGATTCCGGTAGAAGAATGCCTACCTCCGATACCAGAAAGCGAATACATACACATTCTTCATTCAAGCGAATTTGTTGCCGTATTATCGGATTGTGGAAACGTATTTATTGCTAAATACAACTTTGGTATTAAAAGGTGGATAGGGGCATCGGATCATAAAATTACTCATTGGACTCCATTACCGGAAATACCGTAGAAATAAAAATCATCTGCATAATAAATCAAATAACCTCATATAATGAAAGGAAAACGGCTTATGAAGTTATCCCAACTTACAAAGCCGGAACTTGATAGAATACTTCAAAATGCCAATTTTACGAAAGACGAAGAAGAAATATTTTTAATGTTGTCAAAAGGAAAATCCATAACAGAAATTGCTTACGCTTTAAATTTATGCAATCGTTCTGTAAACAGGAAAATTCTTCTTTTGAAATCTAAAATAAAAAGATTGGAGTTGTAAAATGGTTAAAGTTACTCTGGATGGCGAAGAAGTTAAAACGGAAGAATTGGAACTTTCACAAAAGATCATAGAATATATAGTTTCTTTGTTGGATTGACAGAAAAATATTATAAGAGTAAAATGCCGTATATCGTGATGTATGCGGCATTTTTACTAAAGAAAGGAGAAATGTTTTAATGAATTGTGTCGCATATATGCGTGTTTCAACGGAAAAACAGGCAGAAGAAGGAAATGGATTGGATAGCCAAAAACGGGATATCGAAATATATTGCCGCAAAAATGAGTTAATTATATCCGATTGGTATATTGATGATGGATATACAGGCGCAAATACCGATAGACCGGCTTTGCAAAGGCTGATTACGGATTGTTCAAAGCACAGGATAAAATGCATAGTTGCCTTTAAACTGGACAGGCTTTCACGTAGCATGGTTGATGGAATATACTTGATAGAGAGAGTTTTCATGCCGAATCAAGTAGAATTTAAGTGTGTGCATGACAGTGTAAGCTATGACAGTCCTATGGAGCAAGCCTACACACAAATGATGGCTGTTTTTGCGCAGCTTGATAAAAACACTATGTTGTTGAGAATGCGTGGCGGAATGCTCGAAAGAGTCAAAAAAGGATATTGGATGGGCGGTGGAAACACTCCTTATTGCTACCGATATGATACGGAATCTGGCACATTAATTCCAATACCTGAAAGAGCAGAACAGGCAAGGCAAGCATTGGAAATGTTCATAAACGGATATTCTGATGAACAGATAATGAAAATGTTTGGATATAAAAGCGAATTTGTTGTCAGAAGAATACTTACCGGAGTTGTAAACATTGGGATGATACCGTACAAAGGAGAGGTTTTTCAAGGACTTCACGAGCCTATCTTTGAAAAAAGCAGATTTGAACTTGCACAGGAAATAAGAAAGTCCAGAAGAATAACAAGGACAAAATGTTTTGATCGAGAAACGAATTTGCTTACCGGATTATGCTATTGCGGAGTGTGTGGCTGCAAAATGAGATATCAGAAATGGACTCACGGAAAGCATCGGATTTATTGCTGCTCGAGAAACAAGGATCTGAATTACATCCCGAACTGGTCTGAAAATTGCGATAACTCTCTTGTGTGGGCGATTGATATTGAGAAGCAAGTTGAAAAAGAGATACTGAAAATATCCGTTAATCTTTCAAAAAGCAAACCGAAAGAGAAAAAAAGTAAACTTGAAATCATGGAATCGCAGCTTGATAAAGAGAAAGTAAAGTTAAAAAGGCTTTATTCTTTATATGCAGACGGAAACGACACCGTTCTTGACATGATTAAAGACCTAGAACTGAAAATTGATGGGATGAAGATGAAAATAGCAGAAGAAGCCAAAAGTCCGTTGAATACACAGAAGAAAGAGTTTGTTTATGAAAATATAAAAAACCTTGCCGATATGTGGGGTCACATTGACAAGGCTAAGAAAAACTCTGTACTTAAAAGCATAATATCTAAGATTGTAATTGTCAATAATGATATTGAAATACAATTAAAAAACTTTTAGAACGTAACGCCGTAACGATGGCATTGCGTAGAGATATACTGTTAGCAGAAGCATAGTGCAAGACCTATGGCGAATAGTCTCTGCTAATTTGATGCCGCATATATCACGGTTTTAAGCCATTTTTGAAAAATGAATGTCGCTAAAGTGTCGCTTTTATGTCACTATTGGCGTCTTTTTTTATGCAAAAATTTATACATAAGGAGACGGAATAATGTTATTTAATTTCAGTTCAGAAGCTTCTTCGGAACAACCACTTTTTCTTACGCAAGATGAAACGGACATTCTGGTAGAATCAGAAAAACTTGATAGGAGGTCAGATCATGCAACCGTATGTAAACCCGAACTACTTTAATGCTCAACCGCAATATGGAGTTGGAAATTATTATTCGTATCAGCCGCAAAGGATGAACCCGGCAGAACAGAATTACAATTCTTATGTTCCGCAGATGCAGACCGGTCCCATCCAGCAAAATCAAGGCATTCACGGAAAATTCATTCAGATGCCGGAAAACATCGTTGCCAATGATGTACCTATGGACGGATCGGTTGCCATTTTTCCGATGCAAGACATGAGCAGCATCTTTGTTAAAAGCTGGGGGGCAGACGGAAAAATTGCCACGGTCGTTTTTAAGCCTGTTTTAAATGATAACCCTAACAATTTACCGTCAGATGCAGAAAAAGCGAAATTTGACCTATCAGACGAAGCCACAGCGGTATTTATGAAACGCTTTGACGAACTGGAACAGAAGATTGAGCAGTTAAAAACTTCTCAAACACAAAGAAAAACTTCAACTTCGCAGAGAAAGGACGATGCAGAATGATGGGTATGAATCCAATGCAGCTTATGCAGATGTTTAAAGGAAATCCACAACAGGCTATGCAGCAGCTTATGGGAAATTCACAGTTTATGAATAATCCAATGGCTAAGAATTTTATGAACATGGCACAGCAAAAGAATTTTTCCGGGATTGAAGAACTTGGAAGAAACATGGCGAAAGAGCGCGGTGTTGACTTTGATAAGGAATTTGAAAAATTCAAGTCACAATTTGGAATGAAATAGAACATATTAGGGTTTTGTCCGGACAGCAAAAACCAAAGGTTCCCTATTTGTTAAATAAAAATAGGAGGTAACTAATATGTTTGAATCAAACACACCCTTTACAATGCCTGTAATGCCAGCTACTGGCGGTTATGGCAATGATGGAATGTGGGGAGATGGCTCATGGTGGATTGTTATTTTCGTTCTGTTCTTCGCTTTTGGAGGATGGGGAAATAACGGATGGGGCGGTAACGGCTCCAATGCAAGCTATTTTACCGATTCCGCATTGCAGCGTGGATTTGACAATCAGGCAGTAATTGGAAAACTTGATCGTCTTGGTGACGGAATTTGTAGCCTTGGATACGATCAGTTGGCACAGATGAACGGTATTAACACCAACATTTTACAGACTGGTTTTGGGTTACAACAGGCAATTAACGACAATACCGTAAGCGGTATGCAGAACACCAATGCAATTCAATCCACATTATGTAACATGGCAGCACAGAACGCTTCCTGTTGCTGTGAAACGCAGCGTCAGATTGAGCGTGGATTTGCCGATACCAATTACAACATGGCTACACAGGCTTGCCAAACAAGACAGGCAATTGCGGACTCCACCAGAAGTATCCTTGATTACCTTTGTCAGGAAAAGCTCTCTTCCTTACAGGCAGAGAACAGCGACCTTCGCAGAGCAGCTTCACAGGAGCGTCAGAGTGCATTACTCACTACTGCAATGTCTGCACAGACAAACCAGATTATTGATGCAATCCGTCCGACACCTGTTCCGGCATTTCCGGCAGCTAACCTGTATGGATATGCATACAACGGATGCAATAGCGGTTGCGGTTGTGCATAATGGGTGACAACAACAACGGATGGTCTTTTCTTGATATGCTTACCGTGTTTTCGGTCTTACTGCAAATGATGGGTTACCAAAGCGACCAGAAGCAAGCGTCTAATGACGATATTTTAAGAGAGTTGCAAAGACAGAACATGGATTACCTTGAAAAGATCACGGCTCAACAAAAGAAGATCATGGAAATTTTATCTGAAATGAAGTCAGATTTCGCCGATAATGGCTGATAACAAAGGGTAGGCGAAAGTCTACCCTTATTTTAATAACAGGAGGTAAAAAATTTATGGCTTGCAGAAATGTATGTAAATTGTGCGATAACCTTGTGATTTCACAGGATGTTACATTTACTGGTGGAAACCTTATCATAAATCTTCCGTCCGGAATTTATGCAAATGGAAAGAAAGTCTGCATCGTTGTAGCACAGGCAATTCCTGATACAACAACGATTAATGCTCCGGTATACATTACTATCGGAACAGGAACGGTGCTTTATCCGCTTACAAAGCGTAATTGCAGACAGGTAACGGCTTGCGGATTAAGAACACGGACAAGATACAGTACTTGCGTAGAAACGACACCTACAGGCGGATTATTCCGTATGCTTGGAGAACCTTGCTGCTCACCGAGTAATAATCTTGCATCTATCAACGGAACTGCACCGGCAGCAGAAGCCACGCAGTCAGGAGATGTACAGGTTCAGAATGTGAAAGGAGTGAAATAAGTATGCATATTAAGAGAATACACGAAATGCTTGAATGCCTTACCGAAGTGTCAAAGACACAGCTTGATAAAGGAGCCAGTTCCGTAAACACCGATGAAATGGGTAAGGTTGTAGACATGATTAAAGACCTTTCCGAAGCGGAGTATTATTCTCGGATCGCAAAATCCATGGAAGAATACGAAGAAGATGAAAAAGAAGCAGAGAAATTCCGCTTACATCTTTTTGAAGAAAAGTATGGAGAAAGTGACGGAAGAAGATTTTACGACCATTACAGATATGCGAATGGAAGATTTGCGCCTAAAGGATCTGGAACTTATCGGAGAAATTATTCTCCATATTTAAATTCCGGATATATGCCGGAATGGGATGATATGGAGCAAATGAGGGATATCGACCGCCATAATGGGCGAATGTATTACACGGATTCCTTTGCACACGAAAGAAACGAAAGCCGATATGACAAGGCAAGACGTATGTACACGGAAAGTAAGGAAGTGCACAAAGCGAATACACAGACCGACAAGGAGCAGAAGATGAAAGACCTTGAAAACTACTTCAAGGAGATTTCCGAGGACTTGACCGATGTGATTTCCGATGCTACGTCAGAAGAAAAAGCAATGTTGCGGACAAAATTAACCGGACTTGCCGGACGCATTTAGATGATAGGGGCAGAGATGCCCCTATTCTTGTACATTGACAACTAAATATTGGCTAGTGGATAAAGCGTCAAAAGTTGATTAATTTCATCGAATATGGTAGAATTTTCCTATCATAAAAGAGAGGGGATGTATATATATGAAGATTTGTCCTATTTGTGGTGCGGAAAACGAAGATAACCGCATCATCTGTAAAGAATGCGGTTTTAAAATGGAATGGGAGGAAGATACGCAACCGGTAGTGCAACAACAAAGTGTTTCTTATCGTAAACCAAAAAGCAAACAAGGTCTTGCTCTTGCTTCTCTGATTTGCGGAATTATCGGTTTAGTTCTTTCTTGCGTTGTTATCGGTATAATTCCGTCAATAATTGCATTGATTCTTGGCATTATCGCACTTGCTCAAAGTGAAGTAAAAAAGGAAAAAGTAATGTCTATTGTCGGTATTTCCTGTTCTGCTCTTGCTATTTTGATTGCCATTTTAGCATCTGTGTTGTTTACATCTTCGGGAAGTACTTCAAGCAACGGAGATTCAAGCAGTAAGACAGACAGTGACGCCAAAGAAGAAACCATAATTGACATGATTCAAGGTGATTCCAAAGAGCAGTTTATTAGCGAATGTGAGGACTTCAATTACAAAGACCTTGCCAGAGATCCGAATGGAAACATCGGAAAGAAAATTAAACTGGAAGTAAAAGTTCAACAGATTTTAACACAAGGTAAAGAAACATACTACAGAGTCAATATGAATGATGAATATGGATTTTGGAGTGGCGGAGAATTTATCATGCGTGATAAACGCAAAGACGATGATATGAAAATCCTTGTCGATGATATTCTTATGGTTTATGCAGAATTTGACGGTACAGAAAAAATGTTAAGAGCATTCACTGAAACCGAAGAAGAAATTCCGTCCATAAGAGCATATTACGTGGATCTTTTGGATGAAGATGATTATACCTATGATTTCACTGGTGGCTCAACGGCAAATACCTTAAGCGAAGAAGTTTTGAATGACGGAACAATTGATACAGATTTTGGAAACTTTGCGCTAAAATATACCGGATATGAACTTTCGGAAGATTACGAGGGTAAACAATGTGTCATAATTTATTTTGACTACACGAATAATTCCGAAGAAAATTCCTGTTATTCATGGACGGCAAACGTGCAAGTGTTCCAAAATGGCGTAGAATGTGGCGATGCATTTATACTGGACGATAGCAACAAAGCATTGAATAATGATATGACGGAAGTCAAGACCGGAGTAACAATTAGTGTTGCATCTGCGTTTTATATTGACGGATTGGACGATATTGAACTTGAATGCGGTGTTCTTTATGGCGGTTCGGTAGATACAATGACAATACAATTACAATAGGTGCAGAATAAGGAAATTGGGGCGGTTTAATCCGCTCCTTTTCTTTTTTAAAATTTGTGCTTGACTTTTTGTAGCGACAGTATTATATTTACTGTAGCGACAAAAAAAGAAATGAGGTGAGAAGGTGTCGCCAGACAGAGGAAGACCAAAATTAGACAATAAAAAAGACACTATGCTTAGAGTTCGTATTGATGATGATGTAGTTAAGAAATTGGAAATCGCTTCAAATAACTTGAACATAACAAAGTCTGATGTTGTTAGAAATGGTATAGAAAGTGAATACCAAAGGTCATTAAAAAAATAAAGCGTTGCACCGCTACCAACGAAAACAACGCTTTAAGAACCGAGATTTCTCTCATGTGAAATATTCTATCACATGGGAAAATCTCTTTCAAGTAAATTTTGATTGAAAGGTGGTAGAATACTATGAACAAATTTTTAGAAATTATCTACATGAATCAGATTATGGACGAGGATTGGGACAAATGCGAGGAAAACTTCGCAAAGTTTAAGAACAGGCTGAAAGAAATCGTCAGCAATGAGGTTTTCGAGGAATTAGACGAACTTCTCACGGATTGCATCACAGAAAACAACGCCATGTATGCCGTAGACGGTATGAAGCTTGCTATTGGTGTCCTTGACGGAACATTTATTCCGAAAGCGTAGGAGGTGACCGGCATGAAAACATACAAAATGGTTACCATTCCACAGGAAAGATACGACCGCATGGTGGAATCCTACGACAAGGCACTGAAAGAACTGGAAGAACTTAGGAAGGAGTTGGAACAGTTCAAGAAAGGCGGTGCTTGCTGATGAACGAAGTAATTAACATCGAGAACACCGAAATGCAGATAAGGGAGTACAATGGACAGAGAGTTGTTACATTTAAGGACATTGATATAGTGCATCAAAGAACAGACGGAACAGCAAAAAGAAACTTTCTGCATAATAAAAAGTACTTTGTAGAGGGAGAAGATTATATTGTTGCACATAGGAATAGTCAAAAGGACGAAATTCGTACTTTTGGTTTTTCCATTCCCACAAGAGGTATAACCCTCATAACAGAAAGCGGTTATTTGATGCTAGTAAAATCCTTTAATGACGATTTGTCATGGAAAGTGCAAAGGAGATTAGTCAATTCCTATTTTAACGCCAGAGAGCAACAGGTAACCTGTGAAGAGGTAGAAAAGGAATCCGATGATTCAGACTTGATTGAGGAAAAGCCGCAAGTGCCACTTATCAAAGGGTGGCACAACCGGAATAAGGGCAGACTTGCAAGGATTCAGAGACGAACCGGATTCACATTGACAAAGATTTACCACTGCATACTTAAGAATGTTGGAGAAAAATACAACCTTAAGGAAGCAAACAATATGTACAAGAAATGCACCGGAAAAGAACCGGAGTACGCAATGGACATTATCGAGTACTTTCCGGAACTTGCCGAAGCTGCAGACAGGTATCTGGACGGCGTAGAACGTGCATTGAGCGCAAGGAGGTAGGAAACAATGTCAGAGCCTAAAGTATTAAACCATTTCCCGTTGTGTGGCGCAAATATGAAATACATGGCAATCAGACAATATGGGGAAGTGCATGAAATCACTTCAAGAGGTCACATCAAGGCTAATTCAAGGAGAGAAAGCATAGATTCAGTTAATACGAACTATCTGCTCTGTTGCAATGATGAATGTGATTTTCTTGCAGAGAATCTCATCGTGAGAAATCACCCCGAAATCAAAGTTTTCAAAGAAAGAGGTACATTTTATTATACCGTGGAGGACAAGGAATGAGAAAGAAATATCAAGATTTTCTGATTGAAGCACTGGACTTGCTGGATTGCATACCTCCGGCAGCGGAAGACAGACCGCCGGAAATGGTAGCAAGGGATTACAGTAACGCCGTGTTCCTGATGCAGAGAATGAGACAGTATGTAGATGCCATGAATCGTATAGAACCAAACATTCTATACGAAAGAAATCACCGTACAGGGAAATATAACCTTGAAGAACTTACCGGAATGTTTAACAAGTACGGCGAAGAAGCGGAAAAAGAAATGATCCGGTACAAGGCTTTTATCAATCAGAGAAAAGCAGAGAACTGGAGATAACAGTAAAGACCACTAGCCAGTATTGGTTGGTGGTTTTTATTTTGACAAAAGGAGGTAGCAGATGTTTTTTACAGTGAACAATAATGCGTGGGTGCTGAAATTTGTAAACCCACAGAGCAAAGACTTACATAGAAGTGACGGAACATACACGTTCGGAGTCACGGACAACTCCGTGAAAACCGTATTTATCATGCGTGGAATGTCTCCGGAAATGACGGAAAGAGTATTATGCCACGAAATCACGCACGTTTTCTGTTTTGAAAATAACATATCCATTCCGCTTGAACTGGAAGAACGGCTATGTAATTTCATGGCTGATTATGGAAAAGAAATCATTTATTTGTTGGATGATTTGTTGAGAAACATTCAGAGAATCGCAATATAAGCAAAAATTGTAGTAATCACGTACTAATGATTTTTGAGATTTCCCACGGAAAACGGTTTTCAAAAATCTCGGGAAAAACGCCAAAAAAGATGTCACCCCAAAAAGTTCCGGGAGAAAAAAATTTCTTTCTTCCTCCCGGTGTCCTTCGCCAACTCCAACGGATGCGATTATTTATATTGTACCCATACCGACTACACACCGGCGCAACTCCGGCACAATACCGGCAGCAATACGGCGGTGGTTATGTGCGCTACTACATCGGGCGTTTTTAAACGCGTAGAAATCCGCACACGGCGTTAGAGGGGCACAATCAGACCATACAAGCATAATTATATTATGGTATGGTACAATGCCATAATAAAGCCTGTTCTGGGCGTTGTCAAGGCGTATCTGATCCAAGTTGCGAAAAGTTGACCGTTTCAATGGTGACAAATTGTCTCCATAGAACCGCAATATATAGCAATCCCGGATCGCAAGATGTTGTGGTATTTTGAATAAAACCACCGCCCGGAATCGAACCGGGCAAGCATCCAATGCAGTGGTTAGCGTTCAAGTTCAAAGATCGCCCAACGCAAAGCTGCGACCGCTTCGGCATCTTTTTCTTTTTCTGCTCTCTCCAACAGGGCGTATAAGGTGTCTATCTTTTTGCTTTCCATAGTTGCATACTCCTTTCTTTTATTTTTAGATATGGCAAAGCCGGGGAATCGAACTCCAGGAAATACCGTCTATTCTTGGCTAGGCTAAGATCATTTTAGCAGTACTATATACATACTGTCGATTAAAACCGTGATGCTTGAAGTCTCCAACGCTTGCGATTGTCTGCGCCGTGTTTGGATATTTCAAAGAAAAAACTGTGAAATACTTATCAAGAAGATCATCCGGACACTCTAAACAGTTTATAGCGCTCTGAATCTCACTTTTGTTGCTGTTCTGGTAGATACCGTCAATTTTTACCTCTTTTTCTTCCTGTAATTGCTCCAATCTCTTAAGCATTTCGTATTTTGTCATAATAACCATCCTTTCTGTTTGCTTGTCTCATCAGTGGCAAGGTTGCAACCCTACACCAGACCGCCGAAGCGGTTTCGACTGCTAAATTGCTGATATATTGCAATGTTCAAAGGCTTTTCGTCCAAAAATATGCACCTTGTCCGATACCTTAGATCCGTTTAATAATACTGTATATTTAACTATACTCTCATTTGCTTCAAGCACCTCAAAACATACGTTGTTTACTTTTCCCTTAAACTTCATGCCTTTTTCGATTTTCATGTATTCCCTTTCTGCCCTGTCTCATCAGTACAGGTGGGGCGGTTCCTGTAGACGGTGGAAATTCCACCGTTTCGACTTTATGCACGCAAGATATATACATAGTATTCATCATTTTCTTTATATTCTGCTTCAACTTTTTTGTTTTCTTCTGTTACAACGTCACCGTTGAAGGTGTTATAATATCCAATTGAAAGACCTTTTAAAATCTTTCTGATATTATCGTTTATGCTTCCTGTTTTCCATTCAAACTTTCCTATATACATTTTTTCCATATTGATTTCCCTTTCTAGCCTGTCATCATCAGAGCCGGGCGGCTGTCCCGCGGCTGACGCTCCGTAGAGCGTTTCGACCTTTTATATAATATTGAAATTTGCAAGACCAGAAGCGAATTCATCCATTTCTTTATCCATAATCTTTTTGAGCCTTAAATACTCGTCGTAGAAAAATTTCCGATCTTTTTCTTTTTCGCATATCGCCATGTTTTCAAGCTGTTCATTTACAAGATTCTGCAATTCTTTAATTCTATCTGTCATATTCTATTCTCCTTTTCGTTTGGTTTGTTTTCTTGTTATGGTCTTATTATAATATACGTACGTGCATTAATCTATTGGCATATTTAACAAATATGTACGTATATATTTGTGGATTTTGTATATGTACATATATATTAACTGGTAGTATACTTGGATCATCAAAAACAGAAAGGCGGTAATTAAATGAAAAGAGAAGATTTTAAAAAAATAATTAAGCTACGCAGTTGTTGGAAGATTGACAAGAGAAGAGGTAATTATACTTTACTTGATGGATCACACTTGTTAGATTATCTTTCTGGTCTGGTCGATTCTCAAATGCAACTTGACAACTTAGGTGTTAGATCCAATGGAGATTTATGCTTTATGTATGGTGGCGATTGGAACGACGAGACAAAAGAATTCGATGATTATACTTTGATGCCAGCTTTTGAAGAAAACGAAGTGTGTTCGTTTTATGAAATGGAAAAAAGAATCAAGCTTTTAACACAAGAATTATTATATTAAAGGAGGTTTCAATGTCCACGACAGAAGCGCAGAAAATGGCATCTATACGATACGCAAAAAAGCACTTAAAGCGTGTACCACTTGATATGCAACTATCAGATTATGAAGAGCTGAAAGCAGCAGCGGAAAATGCTGGGGAATCGGTAAACGGCTTTATAAAACAGGCGATAGCCGAAAAATTGGAACGAATGAATTAGGACGGGAAACCGTCCTTTTTCTTTTTGATCCGGAATATAGAATTGCTATATAACAAGATATATAACATGCTATATAACATGATATATAACAAGTTATATAACAAGCTATTTACATTCTATATAACAAGTTATATAATGTGATATATAACAAGTTATATAACTATTCATATTCAAAACGGAGGTAAAAGCATGAAAGACACGCCGGAATACACAAAGAAAGCAGTTAAAAACTATCGTGGAAAATTTGATGTTATGCAATTAAGATTGCCAAAAGGAACAAAAGAAGAGATCGAGAAAATAGCAGACGGAAAGAGCGTACACGATTTTATTGTTGATTGTGTCCTAAATGCGATTAACAACGGAAGCAGCGCACAGGATCCCGGAGCAGTACCCAGCGCATCAGATCCGGATTTTGCGGAATATGACGAGAAAAAGCAACAACAGGAACTGCAAGCCATGTTGGACGCAGCCAGAGCGAGACACGCAACCAACAACTATGAGGACAGGGAGCAGAAGCGCAGAGACACCATAGCAGCAGCTTCCGACATCAATGAAGGGCTAGCAGACTACAAGAAACCCGACCTTGATACCTACTTAAACGATTGAAATTCGTTTTTTACCCCTTAGGTGGATAAATTATCAATAAAAGATTTTAAAACCTTGTATAAGACGATTTGAACCCTTAGAAAGGTTTTTAATGCAACTGGATATACAAAAAAGAAAAGCGGACAATTTTTTTCCAAATCCGGCACTTTTTCTTCCGGATCTCTGCCCCTATTATATTTATAACAGTAGTGTAAAGTAATTGTCTATGTATGTACATTGTTAACAAACACTACAGTTTAGAAAAAATGTAGATTATGAGGGGGAGAGGTGAAGGAGCGAAGCGACGCCCTTGAGGTTCTACAGAGTAGATAACAGATATCTTTTCAATCTGTTATCTACGACGGAGGTATTAATTAAACATCTTCTCAGTTTAATTAATACCGACTTCAACTTAATTAAACATCTTCTCAGTTTAATTAAGTTGTACACTACTTATCGTCTTAAACAATCACAACGTAAATTAAGACAATAAACTATCGTGTAGTTAATACATTGTTTTTATAACACTCTCAACGTAGATACTGTTAATAAATTATCGTGTAGTTAATAATTTATATTTATAACACTATTATTTACACTGTATATATTATATATAAGGGGAGAGCACCGAAAACCGATAAAACATTTACGAAAAATAGTTGTTGCATCGTTTTAATATTTAGTGTATCGTTAAATCATAAGCTGAACAGTGAAAACTTAATATTGACAAAACACATTTGTTTTACCAGTTATACAAGTTTTATTTTTGTTTGATTTACCAAAAAGATTTTTACAGTTTACAGTTACACCAATTACGATTTGATTACATTTTACCAAAGAAGTGTTTAGAGATTAACGCTATGATTGCGTTTATTTCTTGACGCTTCTTTTTTGTTTACCCAACATACCTAGAAAGGAGCCGGAAAAGATGAACGAAGAAAAGAGTGCCGAAGTTGTAAGTTTTGCGGATCAGGTAGAAGCTGAATTTACCCGGCTTTATCAAGAGTACCGAATCGCAGATGCCCCAGAGCGTAGAGTGCCGGATATGATCGACGCCATATGGCCGAAGATCTACAAGAAGATTTTCGAGATGGACGAATCTGAATCATGGATCAATTGCAGCCATACAAGGCTAAGGACCTGGAGATATTTAGACGTTGAATCTGTATGTGACACTTATATAAATCTCTGCCGTGTATATGGTGGAAAGATAAAACTTAATTCCTTTTGTGAATTAACTGGTATACATAGATACACCTTAGATCTATGGCATGAAAAGAATATTAATAATACTAATGTATTTGAATTATCTGAAAAGGATATAGAAAAAGAATATAAGGACACTGTATATATATTTAATAATATAAATGGTGAGGATATTGTAAGAAGACCTGAATGGCATGAGATGAAGTTAAGTACTAAAAGAATTGACGTACGAAAAAAAATAGTTGCAGCTGCCCGGGAGCAGAGCCGTAACGCAAGGTCGATTGATACCGTCGGCAATATCCAGATGAGCAACAACGATGAAGAACTCGGTTTTCTGTACGATACTAAACGGGATTTCAGAAAAGAGAGCATCAGACAGGCGTTAACAGTGGATGATCTGCCAAAGTTGGGGAATCTTAACAGGAACGCAGAAACACAAGATATAGTATGTAACGCAATACCGAATACAACATATGCGAAAATGAAAGAAAATAGCGAATTAAAATAGGGTATGGTCTATTTTTATGCTTAGGAAATTGTGCAATATGTCCAATAGATCAAGCGCAACTTTTTGACTACCAGAAGCACCCCGGAGGGGGTTACACGGGACCTGTCACGACCGCCCACTTAGCCCCTCAACCATCCGCAAAATCAAAAAGCCGTTTATCCAAAACAGATAAACATAGCAAAGATAATCCAATCCTTAAAAAATTTTTAAAAAACAAAAAGGGTTAATCCGGTGCAGATAGAGATGTACACTCGACAAGCTGAAAGCCTTATCAGTTTCTGCACCGTTAACAAATAAGGCAATGTAGAGAATACCGCTACAATGGAAATTTCAAAAATAAAAGACCTCTCCGAAGAGAAGCCCTTTATAGTTATTTCCCAATGCTTTTTAAATAAGCATCCAGGGATTTGTCAAATATTTTACTCATTGGTATGCTGCTTTCGTCGGAATACTCCTTCAACCTCCGGTGTATTTCCTTGTCAAGCGAAGTTGAAATAAAAATACGATTTTTCAATCTTCTGTCAGCCATGCGATCACCTCCTTTGGTGAATTATACAATAAAATTACATATAGTTCAATAAGCTGCTTGAACTTTTGGTATAAATGCTTTATACTTATAGAAAAGTACATAAGCATATGCGTTAAGAGGAGAATGGGTTATGAGGATTGGATATGTAAGAGTTTCAACAGTGGATCAGAACGAAGACCGTCAAATTGAAGGACTTGAAAAGTATGGGATTGAAAAATGGTACATGGAGAAGGTTTCCGGAAAAAACATGAACCGGGAACAACTACAGGAAATGCTTTCTTGTATAAAAGAGGGAGATACGGTCTATGTGCATGATTTTAGCCGATTGGCGAGAAGCACAAAGGATTTGCTGGAAATTGTAGAAGTCCTTAATAAAAAAGGCGTTCATCTTGTAAGCAACAAGGAAAATATTGATACCTCTACTCCACAAGGAAAACTGATGGTTACAATGCTTGCTGCGATTTATGAGTTTGAAAGAACAAATATGCTTGAACGTCAGGCAGAGGGGATTGAAATTGCAAAGAGGAAAAATATTTACAAGGGAAGAAAGCCGAAAGATATTTCAAAGGAGAAGATAATTGACGGCTTTGAAAGATATAAAGCCGGACTTGTTACAAAAAAAGATCTTGCAAAAGAAATTGGTGTTTCGATTCCGACGCTTAACAAGAATTTTGATAAATTTGTCGCCGCACACTCGTGACTTTAGTCGTGTGAGGCTTCACGAAATTGATTCTGGGAATGGTAAAAAATGAAAATTTTTGGAAAAGAAATAAACGACGAATGTAAAAACTGCGGAAAAATTCTTGAATGTGAATTATTCCGTCAAGGTCATGGAATTGGCGTTGAACGTACCAATGTATCAGAAATGGTGCGCTGCCAACTAGACCACTATCAAAGGGATATCGCCAAGCGGTAACGGCACAGGATTTTGATTCCCGTATTCGTGGGTTCAAATCCCACTATCCCCGTTTGGGTTACTTGTTGCATAACCCATGACTTTTTTCCCCTTTATACGTAAACCCACTAGCGGAAGGCTGTTAAGGATCGTCACAAGATCCGGTGGGATTCTATGGATGGTGCATTCCATAACCGTAAAGACGGATACCAAAGAAATCCTTTCTAAATGTAAAGTAGCAAGTGCCGGTTCTGATGCACGGAGCCGGTGCGCATGGATAGTATGCAAACGGGTAAGCAAGAGGTCAAAAAAGACCAGATCAGCATTGCAAGGTTCAAGTCCTTGCCTATCCACTCTCCGTAAGGCCATACGGAGCCTGGGAGCCGGTCATAGATATGTTGCAAGCAGAAATGACGGTGAAAAACTTATATTCGTGGTGATTAGCTAAAACGTGAGACAACATAGCCGTTTGGTAGCGAATAGCATTCCTGAAGTTTCGAATGGGTTTACAGGGAATGCCATGAAAAGGAAGGGGTTGCGGTATGGTTCTTAACTGCATAAACTGCGGTGCACCGATTGATAATACAAAAACGAAATGTCCGTATTGCGACACACCGTATAAATTAAATGGATTTACCGGTGAGATTTCATCAGAAAGTAACCGTGGAATATTGAATATAGGCGGTCATTCTTACGACGTTTATTTGTCCAGTGTGGAAGCGAGAGATGATGATTGCTTCATGGCATATAGAGATATTACAGGAAGAGTGATGGGAGAAGCCAGGTACATTCACAGAACGTTTACGTTGGAGACATATTAGATGAATGAAATAGTTGTTTTTTATTATACAAATTTACAGTTTGAAATAAATATATTGATAAACGATCTTTCCGATATGGCAAATGCAATAGGCGTTTATTTTAAAGAGGATAGAAAAAACAATATTTTGAAAATTGGAAATTGTGAAATATGGTTTTCTACTTGCAATTCACCGTTTCAAATTCTTTCTTACAAAGGTCCTGACTATGTAGTTTTTGATATGGAAAAAGAAATTTTTAAAAAAAATAGAATTCGACTTACTGATCGTATGAGAGAAAATACTGAAATAGTTACAAAAAAAGAAATTTTAAAAATTTTATTTGAAAATGATTGATGAATTGGAGAGAAAGAACGTGAAAAAGAGTATTATTGACCGTTGGAAGAAACATGGAGAATTTAAAAGGCGCTGCATGATATCCGGTTTTTCAAAAGACTTCATTCCTACAAGGTTTGAATATGCAATTACAGGGACAAGACTTCATAAGTTGATTTATGGGAGAAACTGATGTCAGAAAGAGAACTTAAGTTGAAAATCGAAGAATGCGCCGAACAGATAGCTAAGTCCTTGTGTAAAGGCAAGGATATTGAGATTCGCAAGTCTGTAAACGGAATCAGCGTTGCGGAAATAAGCAAGAAAGTTGTGAAACGATGAAAAAGAAAATAGAACGAATTATTGACTTTTTACATTCGTTTTTATATTATCCAAATAGCATATATTTTATTGATGATGGGGGATTTGTTTATAAACCGTGGCAAGATGAGAAATTTGCCAGAATAAAATATGCGTGGTGGCATTGCCGTCATGGGAAATTAAGAGATTAAATCTAAAGGCGCAACAGATATGGTTGTTGTGCAACAAGTCAAAATGGAGACTTCTTTTATTTTGCAAAGGAGGTCTCTTTCTTTATGTCTGTTGAACTCCAACGAACAGTTCAAGAATACGAAAATTACATAAGCCAAAACGGAATTGATGCACAAGCAATAGATGCATATGTTGAAGCATGCAATTTTTCCATAAAAAAAGAAAAAGATATTTCCTACGGCTTAAAATTGACTAATCGCGCTAAAAAGTTAATAGAAAATTATTGTGTTTCAAAAACAGGAGTTTCAATTTGGGAACTTGAAAAGTACGCACAAGAAAATAAATCTGAATATGGATTGATAGATCAATATTATGAGATATTAAAACTTGAAAGCTTTTGGAAACTTGAAAGCTATATATTTTTTATGGAACGCAAAAGACCTTGCGGAAAAAGGTTTTATTATCCTAGAAAGAAAACTTTGAAAAAAGTTTTAGACGATCTTGAAGATCTTGAAAACAGGATCATATCTTTTTATGGTTTATCATTGCCATCAAGAACAGGAAAATCAACTTTGTGCATTTTTTTTCTTTCGTGGATAGCATTAAAAAGACCAAACAGCCACTCTGCTATGGGAGGTCATTCTGGAATACTTGCAAAAGGATTCTACAAGGAATTAATGAATCTTTTTACGACAAACGAATATTGTTTTGCAGAATTATATTACTTTTGGCATCCGGAATACGAAAACACTATTATACCAACAGATAAAAGTGCAGATGAATATACAATTACTTTGGGCGATCCAGATAGATTTGCGACAATTACGTGTAGAGGTATTGATGGAACATGGACGGGAGCTGTTGATGTATCTGGTGATGGATATTTGTACGTAGATGATTTGGTGAGAGACAGAGAACACTCATTAAGTCCGTCACGTATGGAAAATACATATCAAGAGTACCTGAATAAAATGGTTGACCGAAAAAATGATGGTTCACGTGAATTGATGGTAGGTACTTTGTGGAATGTTCTTGATCCTCTTGAAAGATTAAGAAAACAATATGACGGAAATCCAAAATACAGATTCAGAAAGATTCCGGCTCTTGATGATAATGATGAGAGTAATTTTGACTATGAGATAAATGGATTTTCAACAGAATATTACCGCGAAATGAGAGAAAAGCTTGATAAAGCGGAATGGGAAGCGAAGTTTATGCAACGTCCTTTTGTAAGAGAAGGGCTGCTGTTTCCTACTGATGAATTAAGATATTTTAACGGAATTTTACCAGAAGGGGATTTTAGAAGAATTGGCGTTACTGATATTGCGTGGGGAGGCGGAGACAGTCTGTCAATGCCTATCGGAGCAGAATATGAAAATGGGGACGTATATATTTATGACTGGGTATTTAATTCAGGACCGAAAGAAGTAACAATTCCTCTTGTTGTCGGAAGAATCATGGGAAATGAAATACGGCAAACAAGATTTGAAGGAAATGTTGGTGGTGATCTTTATTGCCAGTACGTAGATGAAAAACTGCAAGAACAAAATTACAAATGCTCTTGCACAAGTAAAAAAGCATCAAATAAAATTGAAAAATTATCAAAAATAATCGCATATTCCGGCGATATAAAACGAAAGTTTATATTTCTTGAAAGCAAGAAGCCTACACAGGAAGAACTTTCGCATGATGCAGAAATGGGAATTGTACGATACAGGCGAACAGATGAGTACCAAAAAGCAATGGATGAATTGACAATGTTTGTAAGTATTGGTGGAAATGAACATGATGATGCGGCGGACGGACTTACACAGCTTGAAATGTTTATCGAAAATCCGGCATCTGTAAAAGTGGCAAAAATAATTCAGAGTCCAATTTAAAAAGGGGAGAGGTTATGACAACACAGGAATACTTAGGACAGGTAGAAAAATATAATCGCATGATTAAAAACAAGTTGGAAGATGTTGGAAAGCTACGGGCAATGGCTACATCAATTACTTTAAGTCCAAAAGATGTGGATGTTCAGAAAACAACGGATAAGGATAAAATCGGATCCGTTGTTGTAAAAATTATCGATATGGAAAAAGACGTTGATGTGCTGATTGATAAAAGATGCCGTATCATTAATCAGATTGAGAGTGTTTCGGATCAGAATATGTATGAGGTTCTTGCACAGAGATATATAAAAAACATTCAGACAAAGTCAATTTGTATCGGAAAAATTGGTTCAGAAAGACATATTCGCCGGATTTTAAGGGCTGCGGAAACCGAATTTGAACGTATGTATGGAGCGGAATATATGTAATGTCCGCATATGTCCGCATTTGTCATTAAATGTCAGTTGAAATGCGAAAAAACGTATTTTATAATTAAAATCGAAATAGTCCCGATAGAAGTATTTCCTCAATAAATTCACCCCAATGCGAAAGCACCGTCTTTATGGATGGTGCTTTTTGCATGTTGAAAAGAGATTTTTTTATGAAATATAAACCCAAAACCATCTATTGTCCACAGTGTAACCGCAAGGTAGGAACGCACGATGGAAGATCAACCAACAATCTTATTTGCAGATGCAAGAAATGCAAAAAGAGAGTTATTTATTATCCGGCAACTATGGAAACGGAAGTAAAGCCACTTCCAAAAAGAACCACAAGCAGCGGAATGACATTTATCTAGGAGTAATTATGCAGACAGGAAGAACCGTTTTATATACTGATGTTACAGAAATTACATATGATAACGTTATTGATGTATTGAGAAAGGCAATGTCAGGTCATGTGGTTAATTCTTCGAGGATAAAGTTTTTGCTTGAATACGATGCCGGATATCAGCCGATTTTAAGAAAGAAAATAGTTCGTCCGGAAATTGACTGCCAATGCGTGGATAACGTAGCAAATGAAATAACAGAATTCTGGTGTGGATTTTGCGGAGGAAATCCGATTACCTTAGTCCAAAATGGAGATAGCACCAATCCTGGAATTGCAGAAGGAATCAAGGCATTAAACAAGGAATATGATCTAGCAAAAATAAAAACCAAAACGCAAGAGATATTTCGGTATATGTTTGTTTGCGGAATAGGCTATGTCTTGATTGACGTAAATACAGAATGGAAAAAAGGAAAAAGCCATTTTACTTACGATGTTTTGGATCCTAGAACGGCATTTGTTGTTAAGTCAAGCTATTATCCCGATCACAGAGTAATGCTTGGCGTCACTTATAGACATGATGATTCGTCCGGAAATACATACTTTACTTGCTATAGCAAAGATGCACGATATGAAATCAAGAATCAAGTAGAACACATGGAAAGAAGCGGAGAAATAAATTTCTTAGGATCCGTTCCAATTATTGAATATTTCAGATCATATGATCGGATGGGAGTATGGGAAAGACAAATTCCGGAAATGGATAACCTGAATTTGATGATATCTGATTTTTCCAATGACGTAGACCAAAACACACAGGCTATTTTTCATTCAAATGATATAGAGTTTCCTAAAGTTACTGTAGAAAATGAGGATGGAACAGTTACGGAAGAGGTTAAAAAGCCAAAAAACGGTGACTGGTTACAAACGTTTACAACAGCAGAAGGGAAAACTCCAATTATTGAACCAATTTCAATAAATTATGATTATTCCGGAATGCTGAATAACATACAGGTAAGAAGACAAACAATATTGGAAAAATGCAATGTTCCGCAAAGAAACGATAATTCCGGAGGAAGCACAGGAGTTGCCATGAGCGATGCCACTGGATGGAGTCATGCAGAAATGGCAGCTTCAAAGCAGCAGATGATTATTGATTCTTGCAAGATGGAAGAGGTTGAAGTTGTTCTTGCGGCTATTAATATTTCCAGAGAAGTGAAACAGGATAATCCGCTTAGGGAACTTAGTTTGGAAGATATAGAGCCGAACATTAAACGGCAAAAAACCTACGAAATGTCAACTAAGGTTAATTCCATGGCAACTTTATTAAGCCATGGATTTAGTCTTGAAGATGCGGTTAATTCAATTCCGTTCTTTGATGATCCTAATGAAGTTTGTTTAAGAAGCGGAGAAGGAATAAAGAAATACCAAGATAGTATATTCAATAAAACTTCACAGAATCAGGCACAAGGTGGAGAAGGGGAACAAAAGCCAAACTCCGACAGGACAATGCAAGATCTTTCCGATCAGGTTTCCAATAGTCCGGTAATTGATAAGAGCCGAACAGATAAGTAGGTGACATATGGACAAATTAAATGTATTGTCGTTTGATCGCTATTTTGGAGAAATGGAATTATCCGAAAGTCAAAAGAAAATGAGGATTGAAGAAGCAGACCAGTTTGAAGAAATGATGTTTTTTATCTTTGAACTGGTTTCTATTATGTCAGATTACCAGTACATCAACAAAGAATACCTTGAACAGGAATTAAAACAGCGATATTTAAGCATAGCTGAAAAGTATTCCGGAATTGATGATTATGTAGAAGATTATGCACAGGAATTTGCTTCTTTAACCATTTGTGTCACATTAGAAAACTTGTCTGATGATTATTATACATCAAAAGATAGAGCAACACTGATCGCAGAGAATGAAGCAAATAGTAATATCAATTATTTTGATATGAAACAAGCCATTGAAAAAGGAAAAACAAGAAAGCGTTGGAAAACACAACGTGATAAGAAAGTAAGGGAAACACATAGACGAATAGATGGACAGGAAGTAGACATTGAAGATGCTTTCCTTGTAGGTGACAGCCTTATGAGATTTCCAAAAGACATTTACTACGGCGCAAGCCTTGAAGAAATAGCCGGATGTAGATGCGTAGTTGAATATTTATGATATCAAGCCATTGGGAATTTTCCTAGTGGCTTTTTATATGCCCCAGAGAAGGGGTTTTAAATTTCGCAAACGTCAGAGAAAGACGGAATAACGAGCAAAATTATTGAAAGAACGAGGTAAAAACATGGAAACAACAGAAACCAAAACACAGTTACCAGATCATCAGGTAAATCCGGAGACAAAACAGGTGCCGGAAGATCCTTCAAAAGAAAAGAATCAGGAAACTCCTAAAGCACCAAGCGTAGAGGAACTTATGGCACAGCTTGCTGCACAGAAAGCAGAAACTGAAAAATACAAAAACCAGTACAACAAAGCCAGTTCCGAAGCAGCAGAATCAAAGAAACAGTTAAGATCCAAACAGACGGCGGAGGAAATCGAAGCGGCTGCAAAAGCGGAAGCGGAGAGGATCAAGGACGAAAAACTTGAAGCCATGAGCAAGGAACTTAATCACATTAAGGCTGTTGCAGCTTATAAGAATGTTTCTGAAAAATCAATAGAAACCCTGATTGAAGCGGTTTCTGAAAACGACCATGCAGCAATCGCAACCATTATTGAAAACGAAGTGAAAGCCGGAATTACAAACGCACAGGCGGAATGGATGAAAAGCAGACCGAGAGTAAATGCCGGTAATACTGCTTATTCCGGAATGACCGCAGATCAGATTATGGCTATTGAGGATAGAAGCGAAAGAAGAAAAGCAATCGCTTTAAATCCGGAATTATTTAACTAAACAGGAGGTTATGAAATGGCAGCAGAAGAAAATTTAATTAAGAAAGAAGACCTTGCGAGAGCAAGAGAGATTGAATTTGTAAACCTTTTTGGATATTCCATTAAAAAGTTGATGGAAGCATTAGGCGTTACAAGGAAGATCCCGAAGGAAGCCGGAACAGTACTTAAGTCTTATAAGGCTACCGGAACATTGCAGGACGGAAATGTTGCAGAAGGTGAGATTATTCCGCTTTCAAAGTATAAGACAGAGCCTGTCAACTATGATGAAATTACATTAAAGAAGTGGAGAAAAGCCACTTCCGCAGAAGCAATTATTGAAAGAGGTTACGATCAGGCAGTCCAGATGACAATGGATAAAATGCTTCAAGATGTGCAGAAGGGAATCAGAAAGAACTTCTTCGATTTTCTTTCCACAGGAACCGGATCTTGTTCCGGAAAAACATTCCAGGCAGCATTAGCACAGGCATGGGGTCAGTTACAGGTACTGTTTGAGGATGATGAAATCGGCGCGGTTTATTTTATGAATCCGCTTGATGTAGCTGATTATCTTGCAACAGCGCAGATCACTCTTCAGACTGCTTTCGGTATGCATTACGTTGAAAACTTTCTGAATCTCGGAACCGTTATTTTTAACGCTACCGTACCAAAGGGAACTATCTATGCAACGGCAAAGGATAACATTGTCCTTTACTACATTCCTACCAATGGAGCAGATCTTGATGAAGTATTCTCATTTACCAGTGATCCGACTGGATATATTGGAGTGCATGAAAGTCCGGATTACGACAATATGACCGCAAAAGATACGGTAATTTCTGGCATTGTTCTGTTTGCAGAAAGAATTGATGGTATTGTTGTTTCCACAATTACAGGTGACAATACACTTGGAACGCTTACCGTGAACAGTGTTGCAGGAACAGCAACAGGAGATACAAAAGTAACTGTAAGTCCGTCTCTTACAAGCGGAAATTCCTACAAGTACAAGGTTGCTGATACAGAACAGGAAGTAACTTATGGAAAGAGCGTACAGGTATGGAGTGCTTGGAATGGAACTTCTGATATCACCGCAGAATCCGGAAAGGTAATTACAGTTGTTGAGTGCGACAGTGCTTACAAGGCAGTAAAAGCCGGTCACGCAACAGTAACATCTAAGCAGTCTTAAGGAGTAGATCATGTTATCATACACAGTATTGGAGCAAGTTAAGATCCGGTTAAAACAATTTCATATGGAAACGGTTGAAAATGACAGTTTTGCTTCCAGTACTGTGATGTTTGACCGAAAAGAAGATAATCCACTTTTGGAGCAGTTAATCAATCAAGCTACGGAAGATATCAAGAACAAAAGAAGATATCCAAAAGATTATACGAAAGAAGAGATTGAGGAAGACCTTAAGAAGTATGAATCCGTTCTTGTCAATGTCGTTGTTTATGACCGTATGAAGTTGGGGGGAGATTTCCAACAGTCCGACGGTGAGAATGGAAAATCACGTACATGGGTTGACCGAAATACGTTATTCAAAGAGATATATCCGATAGCAAGAATTGTTTAGAAGATTGAGCGTTATGATTTGTTGAAGCCAACAGAACATAGCAGGGGCATACATTTTAGTGGCGGTGGGCGGTATGCAAAATAAACAAGAAGGGCGGTATATGATGTGACTATAGAGATTTCTACGGCAATCATTATCAGCGTTTTGTCACTTGGTTTTTCTGTATTTATGGGATTGAAGAACAGTAAAAGAACAGACACGAAAGACATTGAAGAGAGGGTAAAGGAAAATACCCGTATCAATATGAAACTTGACGGAATCACCAGTAATACGGCAGAGATCAAAGCTGAACTTTCTGAAATGAGAAAAGAGATTAATTCTCACGATTCAAGGCTTGTAAAAATTGAAGAAAGCGTTAAGTCGGCGCATCACCGGATTGACGGAATTGAAAAGGTGGTTCGGTGTGAAAAAGAGGAATAGCAATGCTTGATATCAATAAGCAGAAAATGTTTTACTCGCTGATTGGCGGTAAAGTGCCAGTTTATGAACTGGACAAAGACGGAAAAGTTAAGACAGTTACTGTTGATGGTAAAGAAGTGCCGAAGACAACAGGAGAGTATCGGACAGGTTATGGAAAGCCTGTCTGTTTTTATGCCAATATCAGCAATGCACTTGATGAAGCACTGGCTAAGTCGTTTGGTATTGATGATTCAACCAACTATGTACAGATTTGCGCAGAAAAGAATGAATTGCCATTGACCGTAGGAACCGTAATTTGGAAAAGATCAGCGGTAGCCTATGAAGATGTCAACCAAACGATTGTAGACGCTCTATCAGCCGATTACACAGTTAAGGGCGTAGCTGATGAAGGACTTACTGTCGATCTGTTCTTATTGCAGAGAAATGTAAAGTAGGTAACCGCATGTCAAAGACAATCAACGTCAACATTTTATCGCAAAAATCCATACAGAACGCTATTAAAGAAATCCGTGATTATCAGAATGATTTTCACGGGAAGCTGAAAATTTTTGTTTCACGACTTGCAGATGCCGGAATTGAAGTGGCACAGAACAACGTTGGAGGTTTTGGAAAATATATTGTTTTTTCAAAAGAGGTTGATCCAGCAGAAACAGGATGCACGGTTATTATCCATGCAAAAGAAACAGGAAAGATTATCAGCAGTTGGCAGACAAAAGACGGCATTAAAAGCGCAGAAGTTTCTCCGCTGCTTATGGCAGAGTTTGGATCAGGATTTGGTGCTGAAAATCCAAAGAACATTTCAGGAGTAGGACAGGGAACATTTCCGGATCAGACACACGCCTTTGATGAAGAGGGTTGGTACTGGAAAGATTTAGACGGAAAGCTGCATCATTCAAAAGGAATAGAAGCCAAAATGCCAATGTATAAGGCAAGTCTTGAAATCATTGAACAGTGCGAAAAAATTGCAAAGGAGGTATTTTCTGATGGTAAGGGAAGATAACTGGGCGTTTGAAATTGAATCAGAAATCTTTACAACCGTAAAAGCCAAAGCAATGCCGATTTTGCAAGAACAATTTCCGGACACGGATTTTTCTGAATCGTTTACCAATGTTAAAGGAAGCCTTGATAAAGCGGTCTTTCCAACCATTTACATTCACGAATTGCCTGGAGTGCAAAAGGGGCAGACTCTTGATGCGGTTGGAATTGATGCAGTTCTTGAAAGTTTTCAAGTCGATGTTATCACAAATACAAGTCAAGGAGACACAAAAAAGATTCTTGGAATTATCTTGAACGTGTTTGTAATGCTTCGGTTTTCCGTAACGGCAATGCCGGAGTTTAACAACGAAAGCGAAAAGAAATTCCGATGCACAGGAAGAGTCCGGCGCTTAATCGGCGCAAGTGATTCTTTATAAAAACAGTAACAAAGAGCCAATAGGCTCTATTTTTTTATGCAAATTTAAGGAGGTATAGATATGGCAGTAGCTGGTTTAGCGTCACTCGGTATTAGGCTGGGTTACGCAGTAGAATCAACAAAAGGTACGAAGCCAACCGCATTTACTGGTCTTACCAGAATTAATACGGTTGGTGGAATTACCGTTGACCCGGAGGCTATTGATGCATCTGCATTGGAAGATCCGATTACACGTAACATTAAAGGTCGTGCGGAAACAGGAGGTTCGTGGCCGGTAACCGTAAATATCACAAATGATACGATTGCAGAATGGACTACATTGATTGCAGCTTACAAGGCATTAACTGACGGAAAGCGTATGTGGTTTGAACTTTACCACCCGGAACTTGAAAAAGCGTTCTTTGTTATTGCACAACCACCGGAAGATATTCCGATGCCTGAAAGTTCTCAAAATGCTCTTTGGACGGTTGATATGAACCTTACCATTGAAGAGTACAAGGGACTTGATACAAAGGTAGCAGTGTCGGGGGAATAAGTAGTCAATCACGCTCCAAAAGAAGCAAAGCCGTTGTGGTTGACAAAGAAGAAACGGCAGATACAGACAACTATTGACAGAGTTTAGGGCGGTCTTCGGACTGCCCTTTTCCCTATAATCAGGGAGGGAAAAGCGAGGTAGAATATGAAAACATTCAAAATTAATGGAAAAACATATAAGTCCAAGGAATTTGACCTTAACATGATCTGCGATTTAGAGGACATGGGAATTTCCATGGAAGATGCAGAAAAGAAGCCTATGTCCATGGTACGTGCTTATTTTGGACTTTGTGCCGGGCTTGGTAAGGAAAAAGCCGGAAAAGAGATTCAGGAGCACATGATTTCCGGTGGTAAGTTTGACGGAATCATGGAAGCAATGGGGGATGAAATGAATAACTCCGATTTTTTTCGCGCTCTCTCGGAGAAGAAGAACAAGGAAAATCCGGAGAGAGAAGCAACGGAGAATCCGGAAGAATAACAAGAAAACAGTACAGTTCGTCTCGGGAACTGTTTTTAGACCTATGGTATCCGGAGTTGTACCCAATGGGAATAACACTGGAACAATTTTGGAGTTTAAACCCACGGAAAATAAAGGCAATTCTTAAGGGGCATAATAATCTGCTTAAGGAAAGAGACAGGGAAAATTGGATTAACGGTCAATATATGATCTCTGCCATTGCAGCAGCACTTAATAGCAAGGCGAAGTATATTGAAGAGCCACTTCTTGAAAAGGCTGAAAAAGAGAACAAGCCACTTAGCCATGAAGAGCAAATGGAAAAGGTTAAGAAAGTTTTCCAATCCTTACAGATTATGCAGAGCAACTTTGAATTGTCGAAGATGAAAAAAGAAAATGAGGGCGGTGTGGTGTCATAGCTGCGCCGCCTATTTTGCGAGGTGAGATTATGGCAGAAATTGATGATTTAACCGTGAAAGTCAATGCCGATGCGAAGCAAGCGGACAGTGCATTGGAAAAACTGGTATCTCAATTAGAGACGGTCAACAAAGCGCTTGGAAAGATTATGTCCGGAAATGCTTTTTCTGATATGGCAGAAAGCGCAAAGGCGGCATCTGCATCTATGCAAGATATATCTACCTCTACAAAGCGTGTATCGGACGAAATAGGCTCTCAAATGAAAAAGGCAAGCAATTCCATTAAGGGAGTTGAAACACCTGTAAAAGAGACGTTTAAAAGCATTGAGGACGTTCTTGAGAAATTGGGGCAGAAGTCTATTGATATTAAACCGGAAATTGATGTTGGCAATCTTTCCAGTGAACAGAAGAAATACACCGAACAGTTAAAAAATATGCAGAATGGCATTAACCGTGTTTTAAATTCTGCACACCCGGAAAAGAAAATCGGAACCCTAGATTCTCTTGTCGTAAAACTGAACGAAGCAAAGAATGCTTTAAAGGAAATTGAGAATTTGCAAGGCTCCGTATCAACTTCTACATCAGAGATTCCGGAACCACATTTTTACTGGGAAGATACAAGAGATCCAAAAGATATTATAGAGGATTATAAGTCTAGTCTTGAAAGGTGGAAAAGCTATCTTGAAAACTTTAATCAGGGAAACTACAACGCACCAACAATTGGATTCGTTGAAACCATAGAAAGAAGTATAGAAGAATTAAAAGCAGAATTTCCAGATGCAAAATCACTTATTGATGAATATGAAAAAATATTTGAGGATCTATCTGCTGTTGCGGTTCCTAGTGTAGAAACAAGCAATGTAGAAATTGAAAATCCAATAAAAAATATAGAAAATGAAGTAGATAATTTTCAAAAAACTATTGATTCAATTAAACCACTTGAATTTACAGGTAATTTTTATGAAATGGAGAAGTGGGTAGATGATCTAAACACAAAACTTATATCTTTACTTGATAAAAGAGAAAAGTTAACGGATTTAGGTGCAAACATGGACACGCAAAGAATCCATTCCATGACCTACGACATCGAGCAGCTTTCAAAAACCATTGAGAAGTACGAAGTCAAGGTTGAGGAAGCACGGAAAGCCGGACAACTTGACATTAAGATTCCTGGAATTGATGAATCACTATCGAAAACAGAACTATCTGCACAGAAATCAGCAACTAAGATAGTGGAAATTTTTAAAAATAATAAAATTATTGTTCAAACAGATGGATTTAAAAAGGTTCAGAATGAAATACAGAAAGTAAAGAAGCAGTATGAAGAACTTGTAAAATCTATTCAATTAAAGTCACAAACCATAAGTTTTTATGGTGCAAGCAGTGATTTCAAAAAGAAACAGGCAGAGTTGGCAGCCTTACGTGAAGATTATCAGAGGCTAATCAACAAGCAGAAAGAAATGTCTATTCTGCGATTTGATTCTAAGGGATTTACAGACGGTCTTGCAAAACTTCAAGGATTTGTTTCTAAGACATCGAACACCCTTGGAAGAATCAACAAAAAAATCAATGAGTTTGGCAAAAAATTATTATCACTTGTAGCACCGACACAGAAAGCAAGAGCAGCATTGCGTGGACTTGATATCACGAATGCGAGCCTTGCAAAAAGCCTATTACGTACAACCAAAATGCTAAAGCTGATGATTGTTAGAATGGCTTTGCGTGGTGTGATTGACGGTGTAAAAACTGGTATGCAGAATTTGGCAATGTATTCAGATGAAACGAATGCAAGCCTTTCTCTGCTGATGAATAGCCTTAATCAACTTAAAAATTCCTTTGCGGCGGCAGTAGCACCTATTCTGAATGCATTTGCGCCGGCATTAGATAAGATTATTCAGTTATGTATTAAAGCAGTGAATGCTATAAATCAAGTGATTTCCACTTTACTTGGAAATGGAACGTGGATTCGTGCAAAAAAACTGACGGATAATTACAGGGATTCCATTGGTGGTGCGGCGAGTGAAGCAAAGGAACTGAATAAGCAGTTACAGGGATTTGATAAATTAAACAATCTTACCACTTCAAAAAGTGGTGGTGGCGGTGGTGGAGCGTCCACAACGGCACCGGAAGATATGTTTGAAACCGTTGACATTGAAGATAAGTGGAAAGATTTAGCGGATAAAATTAAGAGCATCTTAAGCAAAATTTTTGATCCATTAAAAGAAGCGTGGAAACGTGCCGGAGATTTTGTAATGAAATCTTGGAAATTTGCGCTTGAAGAAGTATGGAAGCTGATTAAGAGCATTGCAAAAGATTTCCTTGAAGTATGGAACGAAGAAGCGACAATACAGATTCTTGAAAATATACTTTATATTATCGGTGACATCGGACAGGTAATAGGATATCTTGCACAGGGATTCCGTGAAGCGTGGGAAGAAAACGACACCGGACTTCAAATTTTGCAGAATATCAGGGATATCATCGGAGCAATCGTTGAGAACATTCTTCATGCGGCTGATGCAACGGTTGAATGGGCGCAAAACCTTGATTTTTCTCCATTGCTCACAAAGATTGAAGAGTGGACAGAATCACTTGTTCCGGTATTTGATAGCTTATCCGGAATTGTTACAGATTTTTATGAGACAGTTTTGTTACCTCTTGCAAAGTGGACATTAGAGCAAGGACTTCCAGATTTGCTGCAAGTGTTTATTGATTTCAATGAAAAAGTAGATTGGGAAAAACTTCGTACCAATTTAAAAACACTGTGGGAGCATGTAGAGCCGTTTGCGGAAACAATAGGAGAGGGATTAATTATTTTTGTAAGAGACATATCAGATGCTCTTGCAAACTTTATAAATAGTCAAGAATTTGAGGATTTTCTGACAAAAATAGAAGAATGGATGGACAATGTTTCTGCGGAAGATGTAGCAAATACCTTGAAAGATATTGCTGCTGGAATTATTGTTTTAAAAACCGCAACGGCAACGTTTAGCGCATTATCACCGGCTATTGAAGTTATTAAGTCTTTGGTAAGCGTTTTAAGCGGAATCAAAATGGCAAAAGCCTTAAAGAACCTTGCTAAACTGGGTGGTGGCGGTGCAACTGCATCGGCATCTACCGGAGGTTTATTTAGCAGTTTTGGTGGACTTGGCGGTTTGCTCACAATGGATCTTGGAACTATTTTCGGTGCCGGAACATTTGGAGAGATTGCAGCAACAATAGGAGTTGGTGCTACGGGGGCAATAGCGGCTTGGTTTGCCGGAAACTGGACAGGAAAACAGTTAGGAGCATTGCTTTTCCCTGACATGAAAGAAGAATACCTAAACTTCCATTGGCTTGGCGAAGGCGGATTTTTTGACGAATTATTTGATAAAGTAGATTTTTCATCATTTGACAGCATCAAGGATAAATTCAAAGAATTAACTGATGCTTGGGATATGATGAAATCTGACTTCAAAGACAATCCGATTATTGCGGTTTTGGCAAACATAGTTGACGTGGCTTTGAGAATTGGAAACCCTATATATTCAGTAGTTACCACGTTGATGAAGATTCCGGAAGCATTTAATAAGATAAAAGAAGTATTTGAAGAAGTTGTTTCTTTTATCAAGGAAAAATGGGAATTAATCAAAACCGGAGTATCAGAAACACTTGAATCATGGAAAACAAAGTTTTCTGAAACATGGGAAAACATTAAAGCAAGCGCACAGGGATTTGTTGATTCCATAAAGGAAAAATGGGAAAGCATCAAAGAAGCGTTTACAGAATTGAAAGATAATATTATTGAGAAATATGAATCTTTCAAAGAGAGCATATCTACAGGACTATCTGATGTGCAAAAAGCATGGGAAAATGCATGGTCTGCGATTGGAGAAAACGTAGGAAGTGTAATAAAATCAATTAGCGATTCGGTTAGTGGAGCAGTTTCATGGATTAAAGATTTGCTTGATAACATTGATAAAATTCCAGAGACTATAAATATTGGCGTAAAAACAGGTTTAGAAGTTGGAAAATCAGCTGTTAAAAAAGTTTTTGGTTATGCTTCCGGTGGATTTATCGAACCGGCAACGTACTTCAAAGCCGGAGAGAACGGTGTACCGGAAATCCTTGGAACGGTAGGCGGCAAGTCGGCAGTAGCCGGTGGACAGGAAATCACTGGAATTTCCAATGCAATTTACAGTACCGGTCAGACAGAAGCACAACTTTTATCATCAGCAGTACAGTTTTTACAGATTATTGCAAACAAAGATTTTAGCATCAATTCTTCCGATGCGTTCAACGCAATCAGGGAAGAAGCGCATTCCTACGAGAAGCGGACAGGAGATAAGGCATTTACTTAAAAGGTGGGTGCCTTTTTCATTTATGGAGGTAAGCCAGTGAGTTATCAAGGATATATGTTTCAGTTTGGTTCATATAAGTTTCCCAAAATGATTCGGGCAGATACTTACAAGATTACCCCGAATGCGAGACAGGATTTGGATTCATACCGTGATGCAAACGGAGAATTGCACCGGACGGCATTAGACCATACGGCTACAAGCGTCACATTTACCATTCCGGCGCATAAAGAAAGAGAGCACGAAGAAATGATGGCTGCCATTCGTGGCAGCTACATCAACGAAAAAGAGCGTGATGCACAGTGCTCTTATTACGATCCGGAGACTTGCAGTTATAAGACCGGACATTTTTATATTGATTCTAACTGGAGTTTTCAAGTCTATGGAACGTATGACGGAATCATGTTTCAAGAATACGAAGTTAGTTTTGTTGAGTATTAATCATAGAGGGAAAAGGCATGAACGTATCAGATGCAACCAAAAACGAATACAGGAGTTCCAGTGTTCACAAGAACCTGACTATTAAATTTCCGGAACTTGGACTAACGATTGACAACACAAAAATCTATCAGGAAAGCATGAAGTTGAAAGAGTCCATATTGGAAAAGAATAACATTGAGTTTGTTGGTTGCATTGCAAGTTCCTTTTCTGTTCAGATTCAAGGACTTAAGGAAGATGTTAAGGGCAAGAAAATCGAAGCATCTATCACCACGGACGGAAGCACCGATGAGCCGATACCGTTGTTTCATGGCATCGTAGACAGTGCCGTATTGCAAGACAACAGGTTAAGCAAGACCATAACGGCATATGACATTCTTTATACCAAAGGAAATACAGAGGTTTCCAGTTGGTACAATTCTCTGACATTTCCTATCAGCATAAAGCAGTTTCGAGATTCCCTGTTTACCTACCTTGGGATTACACAGGACGAAACATCACTTGTCAACGATGATATATCCATAAGCAAGCAGTACGACCCAAAGACACTTAAGGCTTTAAACGTGATTAAGGCTATCTGTCAGATAAATGGAGTTTTTGGGATTATAAACCGTGACGGAATCTTTGAATACCGGACAACGCAAAGTGGTCTTTATCCGTCCGGAAACCTTTATCCGTCCGATGATTTATATCCGTTTTCCGGTGAAGAGACGGAACTTACCGAGGAAGAAGTTGCGGAAGCAATGCAGTATTACAAGAAAATCCGGTATGAAGAATTTAAGGTAAAGCCGGTTGATAAAATCACCATTCGGCAGAACGAGAACGATGACGGAGTAACTTATGGAAGTGGAACGAATAACTACATCATTCAGGGAAATATGTTCACCTACGGACTTTCCAATGAAACGCTTCTGCAAATGGCACAGAGCATTTATCCGTATGTAGAGGGCTATTCCTACTATCCGTTTCAAGCATCGAACATGGGATTGCCGTTTGTGGAGTGCGGTGTTGATATTTTGTCTTACAAGGTGCGAAATCTTGACACAGGAGAAACGGAAAAGAAGTATTACAACGTTTTCAGCCGTGAGTTGAGCGGAATACAGGCGTTGAGCGACAGTTACACGGCAAAGGGCGAAGAGTACCAAAGCGAGTTTATCACAGACTTGCAGACTTCAATTGACCTTATTAAGCAACAGGATAATAAGTATCAGAAGACTTTCAATGATTTTGATTCAAGAATTTCTGCATTGGAATCCGGCGGCGGTGGTGGCGGCGGTGGCGGAATTAATATAGTTTCCGTGGCATCGTTACCGGCTAATCCTGATGCAAATACAGTTTATCTGATTCAAGGAATTGTGGTGGTGGAATAATGGGAAAACAGAGTTCAAGGATTTATTTTCAAGGAAAAGACCATAAGGATATTTGGTTTAATAATAGATATAGTTCGGCGATGATGCTTAAAAATGAAATAGTTTGGAAAAAAATTAATAAATGGAATGGAGTATTTTCTGGTGCAGTCTCATTTTTTGGAAATTATATAGAAAAAAAAGGATATCGTTTTATTGATTATTTGCCAATTTCTTGGCCTGAATACCAACCTTTAAAAAATGGAATGGCATATTTTTATGAATGTGATAACAATATGATAATATCTTTTAGCAATGATATGTCTATTTTAAATGAACTTTATAAAAAACCTATAAATGATACAGAACTCATATATAATTACACAACAGGAATTATAAATGATGATACGATTTGCGGTCAAATAAGAAGAAGTGAAATTGTAAGCGGACAAGTAAAAGAAGATGTTATTATTTTTTTGTATTCTTTTTCTAAAAATAAATACATCGAATATCTTTTGGAAAATTCAGAAATAGATAACGCTTATTTTAATCGAGAACTGTATAATTTTTCGGATAAATATTTGTGTTCAATTAAAAAAACAAATGGTGATTATGAATATATAATGGCAGATATGGAAGGGTATACCTCTATAAAACGTTTAGAAAACGAAAATTACATTATTAGGGGAAACCCTTTTTTGTATTACGATAATAAATTTTATTTTGTTAGAAGAACGGCAATAAGTGATGAGACAAGTCCGACAAAAGCAAGATATATATATCAGTTATGCTATTTCAATAAAGAAAATGAAGAGAATACGGTTTGTTTAATAAAAAATTCAACTTTTCATTATCACGTAACAGAAAGTTCCCTGTCGTTGTTTCAAGATATTACTAGATTAAATGAAAATACATACATTTTTAATGATCGTATCATAAATTTTGAAAACGACAAAAGCTTTGCCACTGTATCAGATTTTTCTGGATTTAATTTTTTGATAAACAAATATAAAAAAGGAAAAAAAATAGGTGAAATTACAGTTTCTATCACACAAAAAAACATAAATTTGAATTTGATTTTGAGCCCGTATTTAATAGAAAATAATAAAATTGATAGAAATTGTATGGTTGGAACTTATTCGGAAATAGACGAAGAAAAAAACCTTTGTAATTACATTGTTTTAGTTAGGGATCTTTTTGAAAGCGAAAATAATTGCGCTATTTATTATCCAAATGAATAAATGGAGGGTAGAACATGGCATACGTAAAGCAAACTTGGACAGACAGACCGTCAAAGACAACGCCGATTAATGCGGCACGGCTTAACCACATGGAAGAGGGGATTTATGAAGCTAGTCAATCATCACAATCATCAACACTTCAAAATGCCGGAAGTCATAATGTATTCCGAGGAAAAGATTTAGGAACATCATTTACAGATTTGCAATCCGCACAGATTGTAGCCGGGACGTTTGAGGATTTATTTGTCGGTGATTACTGGACGATTAATGAAAAAGTATATCGAATTGCCGGATTTGATATCTATTTAGGAATGGGAGTTGAAAAAGTTACAAGCCATCATGCCGTTATTGTTCCGGATAAGAGTATGTATTCTGCCGCAATGAATGATACAGATTCAACATCTACCGGATATTTAAACAGTAAAATGAAAACAGAAAATCTTTCGCAAGCACTTACGACAGTTCGAACAGATTTTGGTGAAAGCCATGTGATTTCAAGAAATGCAAGACTTGTAAAATCAGCAGTAGATGGTGTTCCGACAGGCGGTGAATTTGTTAATAGCTATATTGATTTAATGAATGAACATCAACTATTTGGTAGTCGTGTTTGTGAAAAAGTTGGTTCGAATGATTCGATGAGAGGGGGAATTGACAGTGTTCAATTTCCTTTATTTCTTTTTGCACCAAACTTAATTAATGACGGAATTGGATATTGGACTTCAAGCATGTGGGATGGAAATTATTATGTAGAAATATGGAATAACGGATTAGTTACATATACAAATAACACTATTGCACAGGGTGTAAGACCATTCTTTTTAATTGCGTAGAAACGAGGTGATATCGTATGAAGCGAGGTACAACGCCAACACTTGAAATAGCGGTAGACGGTGTGAAAGTCACAGATTTGTCAAGCATCTATGTCACGCTCAAACAGGATGATTTGATAATCACAAAGTTTGGAGAGGACATACAAGTGAATGAAGAGGATAATTCGTTAGGAGTTTCTTTAAGTCAAAAGGAAACTCTTTTTTTTCGCCCCGGATTCGTTTACTTGCAGATGCGAGCGGTTACAAGCAGCGGAAATGCCATTGCAACAGATGTTCAAAAAATTGATGCGGTTGAGATTTTGCAAGAGGGGGTAATCAAATGATAAATGTTCAGTGCATAGACATTCCATCTGTAAAACTAACCGTTACGGAGCAATTTAAAGAGGTATTAGGAACAGAAACCTACAAAGGGGATTATACCGTTATCCCCAAAGTGGAAGATCAAGTAATGGAAACAAAAAACAAAACCATGACCGACAATGTGACAGTTTTAAAAATTCCATATAGCGAGGTAGATAATCTGTCCGGCGGTCAAACAATCACCATAGGAGGTTAAGAACATGGCAATTAACAAGGTAGTTTATGGCGAAGAGGTACTTATTGATTTAACAGGGGATTCCGTCACGGAAGATACTCTTGCAAAAGGAATTACGGCGCATGACAAGTCCGGTGCAGTTATCACGGGTACAAGCACAAAAGATGTGGATTCCACCGATGCAACGGCGGCAGTGTCAGAGGTTCTTCTTGGAAAAACCGCATACGCAAGAGGTCAGAAGCTGACAGGTACAATGCCAAACAACGGAGCGGTTACAGGAGAAATTACAGACAAGGGAACAGATTACACGGTTCCACTTGGCTTCCATGACGGTTCCGGAAAAGTCGGAATTGCAACGGCAGAAAAAGAAAAGATTGTAGCAGGAAACATTAAGCAAGGCGTGACCATTCTTGGAGTAGAGGGTTCTTATTCCGGTGATGGAGTTAATTTACAGGCAAAAACGGTTACACCGTCAAAAACCGCACAGACGGTACAGGCAGATTCCGGATATGACGCTTTATCTTCTGTTACTGTAAATGCAATTCCTTATACAGAAACGGATAATGCCGCCGGAGGAAAAACGGCAACTATCGGTTAAAGGAGCAATGAATTATGGCAATTAATAAAGTGGAATATAGCGGAAATACACTAATTGACTTGACTTCTGACAGTGTAACTCCGGAATCTTTACTTCCAGGTGTCACTGCGCATGATAAATCTGGAAACCCAATCACAGGTACTTTCGATTCAGATAAGTATCTTGAAAAAACTGGTGATGCAAGCAATACAACTGTCACATTTACACAGGCAACAAGCAGAACAAATATTTATTCTAAAGAAAAACTTTCGGTTATTATGGGAAAAATTGCAAAGTTTTTTGCAGATTTAAAGACGGTAGCGGTTACTGGGAAATATTCTGACCTATCAGGAACTCCTGGAGTTGTTTCAAAAACTGCAAATGGTTTATGCCCTAAAAATGGTGGAACAACAACAAAATTTTTACGTGATGACGGAACTTATGCTGAACCAACAGCTTCAGTAAGTGGCTTATCTACTTTGGAACAAGTAACTGCTGCAGCAACAGCAGGTAACGTAACTGATCCTGTTGGAGCAGGAGCAGTAAATGAATTAAACAGTAGTTTTGCTTATGATGAAAATGGTATATATGGCTACCGTAGGAAAGTGGATGGTGCTGATACAGTATTCCCTTTTAAAAGCGGTTTAAATGGTACAGTTGAATGGTTAGACTCAAATGATTTTAACATACCAAGCGATGTAGACTCGTGTATTGTAATTGCTTTGTTGGGTTCTTATGCACAAAATTATGTTCCAAACATGAATCATACCTTAACTTTATCAAAAGGTGATTCAACGTTATTGTTAGATAAGGTGTTTCTATCTACAAATATTGATGGTTGGTGGATTAAAGGATGTATTAAAATTTTCTATTTAACCAATTGCAAAGGATCAAATGTTACGTGCTCAGGTAATTATAATCATATAATGCTATATTAATTTGTTACGTTATAAAATTGAAGGACTCACCGGAGGACAAATCCTGCAAATTACTGATTATGGTTATTGGATTAGATTACGAGTATAAATTTGCTATGGTTATATTTTAACAAACGAATAGATACATATTACGTGCGTTAAACCGGATGAATCGCCACTATACACTTCAAGATAATCGCCAGCTTGAAGCTCTGTTTGTATATAGTTCTTTGGGTATGATGCAGAAAAAGGATTACCATTTCTACCAGTGCAATCTTGTAATATAATGCCATTTTTATATATGGCAGAGTAATATGCCCTAGAAAGTAATATGGCATTTGGTATATCTTTCAAAATATTAATACGATTATTCGTAAGGTCAATTTTTATATAATCATCATTAATATATAAATTTTCTTTAGATGTCATATCTGTAGAAAATTTTGTGACCGTAATTTGTGTTATCAAATAGATGGAACTGCCATTATTAAAAGGGATTACTGTATCAGCACCCCCTACAACTTTATGTAAGTTTCCGTCATCACCTACATAGATGTCACTTACCAAACTACTGTTTA